TAACAAATACTCTTGACTTTTCGTGTTCAGTAAAATGAATATCTTTATAATATTTACCACGATAGTTATGGTATGACTTTAACCATCTATCTTCATCATCACTTCTTTTATCAGTACAAGATGAAAACTTTCCTTGTATATCAATTACTAAACCTTCAAGCTGTTCTAAACTTTCATCTGCATCCATTTCTGGATTCATCATTTCATCGACTGCCATACAATTCCTATCAATTACTTAAATTTTATTAGTAAGTATAATAATACACTTATTTATCTAACTTGTCAACTACTTTTACCTAAGATAAGTTAATCTTTTTAATAGACACAATTACCGAAGTTGGAATAATAACTGTACTTCCTATATCATCAAAAGTAGGTTTACCTTTAGTTTCAATATAATCTCTGAATAATCTAGTAACTCCATTCTTTTGACTAAGTAAATATCCTTTAGATACAGCAATAGGTAGCTTTTCTTCCTTTAATACCTTTAAAGTACTCCAGCCATCATCACCTTCGATATCAAGCCAACGCACTTCTACAAAAGGATATTTACTAATATCTGTTGATAATACCTTTTCATTAAGAGGAATTAATTTCTTTTGTTTAGTTATCTTTTTCTTTCTCACTATATCTTCTCTCCAAAATGTTTAGCCTGTTTCTTTGCTTTATACTGCTTGTTTTCTTCTTCTGTTTTTACTTTACCATAAGGTTTAAATCCTCCATTACCTTCTACTTTAGGGTCTCTCATCCATGAAGTTTCTTGGTCTTTCATTCCTCCATTATCAGAGTATCTAAATATATTCATTTTAAATACTTGTTCTACTTGGTCTTGTTTAAGGTATTCTTGTAGTTCATCATATGACATTACTTCATCATATTCTTCATTTGTTTCTTTATTTTTAAATGTATATAAGGGCATATTAATATCCAAAGGTTGGGTCGGTGGGTGTCCATCGTTTGTGTTGTTGCATATTTTCATAAGCTGTAATACTTCTTGGTCTAGACATTATTAAATATCTAAGTGCATCATATGCATGGTCTGATGCTTTAGTATCTACATCTTCTGGTTTAGATTTATCAATCGGTATAGATTGTAATTCTCTAATGGTATTCGGACAAGTACGAAATAACTGAAGCTTTGGTCTCCCTTGGGAGTTAAGTTTTAATCTTTCATGTATTTGTATCTTGCCCTGAATTCTATTCTTGTCTGCTCTTCTAAGCTTGTGTCCTGCCCTTGTTAGTACTTCTCCGACAGTTGGACCAGTTGTTCCTGTTCTTGCCCATGCTGCTGTGTCGAGAACTCCAGGAACAGATAGTTTATCCTCCCTCTCAAACTCAAAAATCCTTAAAGCTAACTCTTCGCCTGTTAATCCTTTTTGATATAGTTCTCTATAAATAATTAATGTTTCATCTGTTGGGTCTATACAACCCCAAATAACTGCTGACTCTGCTGCGTAACCATAATCAATTCCTTTTACTCTAGTCCAATGTTTAGGTAATTCATATGGAGCTATTGTATGTTTATCATATTCAAATTCTGTAAAGGCAGCTCCTTCGGAAACATCCCAGTTCCCTTCTAGTAGTTGTCTTCTTTGTGTTGGTGGTAATGATTGAAGCATTTGTTCATATTTACCATCATCATTTAAATAAGGATTATCATGTAGACTAGCAGGGATAAACTTTCTAGTTATCTTATCTGTACCAGTAAAAGATTCATTTGGTGGTGCTGGGTCTAAGTATCTTTTCTTAACCCAATTACCTCCAACTCCACCTGGGTTGGCTGTGCATCTAATATAACATTCTATCTTATTATTAGTTGTTCTTAATCTTGATTGTAGATATTGTAATGGAAACTCAGTAGGGTATTGAGTTAATTCATCTATACCTATCCATGTATATGATTGACCTTGATATCTATATACATCAGCATCTCTATCTAGATAACCAAATTCTAATGAAGCACCTGATGGAAACTTCCATATCTTTTCTACTTCTCTAAACTTAGCACCTTGGAATGCTTTAGGGTATAGTTCTCTAGACTTATCTATTAATTCTCTTAGTTCAGGCATTGACTTTCTTAGTAGTAATGCTCTGTGTTCTTTGATATGCATAAACCTTAATGGGTCAACTAACATAGCATAAGACTTACCACCACCTGCTGCTCCACCATACAATACATCTTGTTCAGGTGCTGCAAGGAAAGTAGTTTGTGGACCACTATTAGGTTTAAATGCTATTCTTTCTTTTTCTTCCTCAAGGAGTTTCTTAACTGAGTTAGGTAGCTTATCAAGTTTGTCTTCTTCGATGACCATACCTTTCTTCGTTTCTTTATTTTCTTCACCATTCTGTACTACCTTTAATGCTTCCTTTTTATCTCGGAGTCTTCTTGTCTTATTCTCCAAGTTCTTTTTTAATTTAGCTATTTCTTTTTCTTTTTCTTTTACTGCTTTTCTAGAAGCTAACTTAGCTTTATGTTCAAAGCTATAATTATATTGTCTCTTTGTCATCTCTAGATAGTAAACCTTTTGGTTGTTCTTTAATTGGTTCTGGGATATCTTTATCCATTATTTTCTTTAACCCCATGGCTGATAGCTTACGACCTGTCTGGTGTTCTAATATATCTACTGCTCCTCTTAAACTAAAAGCTCCTGATTTAACACCATCCTTCATCTCATTCAATGAATGTATTTCTTTAGCTACTGGAACTAAAGTCTTATCATCATCTGCTAATCTATAACCAAAAGGTATTGTTGAACTATTCCGTCTCATCTATTATATCCTCTGCTGTTACATCTATTAATTCTTCCTTCTGTGGTATAATAAATATACCTGAAGCTATTGTATGGTTAACATCTAGCTTATCTCTTTTTGATATTCCTACTCTGTCTAATAAGGTTTGGGCTGCTTGGAGTTTAGCATTGACTTGTGGTATTGGGTCATCACTTTCTAATATCTCGACTAGCTTATGACTAGCTCGTGGTGCAGACTTAGCTAGAATCTTTGTGGCGACATCTACAATCTCATCCTTTAGAGAGTCTACTACATTAGACTTTGAGCTGTCTGCATACCCTGCTTCTTTTAAAGCTAGGTTTATATCTCCTCTTGCAACACTACCAAGTGCTGTAAGGAAATGCTGTTGTTGTTCTGTTAGTTTTCTTTTCTTATCGGAGTTAGTGGGTAGGAAGTTGTTATTCATATTAATCATTATAACAAGTTTACATCTAGTTGACAACATTATAATATTTCTTTTTAATTAGAGTTGACAAATGCAGAAGAGGGTGTATAATATAAGTAGTTACCCTCCAGGGGGTGAAGCATCTATCTCTATCTGGGATAGTCCAGCTATATAGCAACCCCCCCTAGCTAATCTTTATAGCAGGGCGACCTTATCTAGTTTACATTCAAAAGCTACACAAAATGTATAAGCAGTATATACATACCCCCACACCCCCCCATGGCACATCGTATACCCCTTGCTAATTAGAATCAATCTAAACTACAAATATAGTAAACAATCTATTACTATCTTTTACAATCTATAAGTGTATTTTAAGGTGTTGCTAGTTTACAACAGTTAGTGATATATTTACCACATATAAGATATGATATAAACCCTCACACAACCAGAGATTGAACTAGATAATTCAACCCTTACTTGCATATTCTATAGTGATATATTTACCACTAGATGTTGCAATAATACAACAGAAAATATATAGCTGGTCGCCCTTTAATTACCTACAAATAGCCTTAGTTGTGCCTTAGTTTTATTAATCAGTTTTTAGCTATTTATACAAATTATATAAGCATTATTTATTTCTAAAAACTTTTATAAATATTTCAAATCAAATCAAATATTATCAATATTATTTTAATTATTATCAATTATTATTAATTTATTTTAATATTCGTTGACATTACTCACTTATTTTTTTATATGGACATTATTTAGCCTTATTTGTGCCTTATGCTAGACATATTGATGAATTACTTTGTTTTTAATGATTAACACAAATATAAACAAACATAATTACAAAGCTTTCGGAATTCAAAACAGAAAAGCATTTTTAAAATTTAAAAGAAGGGTTTTAAAAGATTTACAAAATAACCCTTTAACTTTAAATAAATATTACAAGCCAGTAAAAAGTAGCATTTATAATAATTTAAATATGAGTGTTCAAGGTGGTAAATCTAAGAATGCAAGATACAACCACAGCTTGTAATTAAGTAAGTAAACAAATCAAGATTTTTAATTAAATCTTACAACTGGAGGTTGAATGACTAAAAGAAATATGAAACAAGAAAAAATTGTACTAGCTATGAAGTGGGAAGAATTATTGCCAATGTATGCAAGTATTTATTCAAGTTTAAATAATACTGGCAAAATACAAGTACAAAAAGAATTAAAGCTTTTAGGTCAAAAAGTAGATAAATTAAATAGTAAACAATAACAACTGGAGGTTGAATGCTAATATTTTTTTGGGTTAGCTTAATTTTAGGAAGTGTAATAAGTATAGTAAATAATGAGATATTTTTAGCAATGAGTTTATTTCTTGTGTTTGCTTTAAATGTAGCATATAATTTTAATAAGTAATAATAACAACTGGAGGTTG